TAGAAGTAAGGCGGCTTTTCCATCTTCCCTTGCTAATTATATAAATTGGATAATTAGGGTTCATCTGTATAGTATTTATCTGAAAAAGCGTTTCTATTTAATTTTGGAAACCAATAATTTTCAGTATTAACACGAACATTTTGACCAATTAACTTGGCAAAATCAGCCATGTCTTTTTCGGTCTTAAATGATATTTTAATAGTTTTAAATGGTATTTCTGGGGTCATAATAAACTCAGGCATACCCTTCCATTCTTTTTTGAATAAATCTAGATCTTCAACTATTTTAAGTTCTGGTTGTTTTTTATTTTTCATTTTTTGGTAAATTTGGAACATAAAATGGTTGCCAAAGTGAAGCTTCAATTTTTTCACAATCCGCAGGAAATGTTGCTATAATCCAACCTTCATCTTCTAAATAACAACCATACCACATTTTTTCACCTTTATCTGTATTAGCATATAACCAGATAATTGTCCCATCTTTAGGCGCCGTTTCAATCGGTAGCCAATCGTTGTTACTCATTTGTTTTGGTTGGAACAAGCTTGCGCCATTTATCCAGCGATTGACGGATTTCTGACGTTGTTCCATTTAACATAAGCAGCGCAAGGTTATTGCCAGCCGCTTCAAGCGCTTTAACGCGCGCTTCCAACGTCATTAGTTTGTTATGGTTGGTAATACCCGAAACTAATTCATCGAGAGTCACCATTGGCACTTCATTTATTTTTTCTTTGTTCATAGTTTGAAAATGTTTTCTACGCGTTCAGCTGCGTCTTTTTTTTGTAGGGGTGCTAGGTCAGGATCAAAGTTTATTTTTTTGAAATCAGAATAACCCATAGCAAAACAAAGGTATAATTGTTGTGGTGTAGGATTTGATACCCCACCATCTACAAGTCTTTGCTGACATTTTTTAATGTAGCCGTAAGCTATGTCGCGCTGAGCTTCTTCACTCTGCCATTCTCCCCACCGCCAAGCGCGTCCATTTCTTTTTTTTATATACTCAGCGCCTTCTTGCCATGCAGGAAAATGAAGCTGCCATGCCCCACGTGCTAGACGGCGATCGCCAACGGCTTTGTAATTAAAACCTGACTCGACCATCGCAACGGCTTGAATAAACTTGGCGTCGGCGTATTGCTCGGTCGAAGCGCCATCAAGCGACATTAACTGAGCTGCTGTAAATACTAGGTATATTGATAGATCTGCTGACATTTTTTTATTGGAATAATCCCTATGGGTTATTGGTATATTTTTATTTTTTTTCTTTGGCAAGTCTTTTTTAGCAAAATATTTATATCAAAAAAATCATGAGTTTATGTAAATATATTCCTTAATCTCACGAACCACCGCCTTCTGCATATCTTCCGACGTAATCAATTCTTTGGATATGAATTGGGCAACGTCGCGGGTGATCGGTTTCTCGGTTTTATCAAGCTGCAATATATCGGTAGGCGTCCATATACCAGCATAGACCTGACAGCGCTCAGATAGGAAAGCGCCCATATTGTAAGCTATAAACTCGATTTGGCTAGAGCTTGGTTGCCTATGCGATTTTACTAGCCGAATAGCCAGCTTAAAAGCCGCAATCATATCCTCGTCCTTAGCCGATATGCTTGGTTGCACGTCGGCAGATTGTTCTAATTCCATTGTTATTTACTTCTTAGGTGGGCGAACAATGTCATCAATTTTATCGTAGATAGATTGAGCTTCTTGACTTACATCTATCTCTTTAACTCGATCCCATTGAGATTTAGTTATATTTGAACCAATTAAATCCTCAAAGTCATCTATGGAAAAAATCAGGAAAACGGCGTTGCGCTTGCACAATTCGAGCGTTAGATCGTCCATTGATACTTTAGACAAATCAGGTTTATGCGTTAGCTTGCTGCCTTCGCGCTTATGGTTTTTAGGTTTTTTCATAAATTAGTAAGAGATCTCAAATTGAGTAGTGTCATCTTTTCTAGGTATAGCTGTAAGAAAATAGCCAACCCGATTGACGTAATGCTTTCCGTCAACGATAACAATGTCCTTGCCGTCATCGGTTTCCATATACGTCCAGATAAATCGGTGATCCTGTTTATTAACAAGATCCAGCTGAGCGCCATAGGTTTCAAACATGAAACCATTTACAGGCGCGTTCTTCTCAAATGGATTAAGGAAGGGTTTATACTCATCTGCCCAATCCTTAAAACTCATTTTAATCAATTTAGACATAGTATTAAACAGATCCTTGACCTGTCTCCATAGCTTCGGCGATTGAATAAAATCCTCCGCATGAGTCAATCATCTCGCCTTGTTCATTGTATATTCTGAAAGCAAAAACCTGACCATTCAGATAGCTGCCGTAATTTTCAATCTCATGCTCTAAGTATTCTTTAACTTTCTCTATTCGCATAGCTTCAGATCCCATGCGTTTCAAATTGTCTTTGGTGCAATAGATAAAACCAATTTGTCCGCTGTCCCATTGACAACTAAATCCAGACGTTGAAAGCGCAACGCCACCATGCTCATACATATATACAGGCAAGACACAAATTGCGCCAAGCTGTTGCTCAATGAAGTTTTGCAAATCTTCAAACGATCCAAAGTCATCTCGGTTTAATTTAGTCTTATCACCCAATTTATATTTATGGTGAAACGCTACGATTGTGCCAAAATTATCCCAATCGCGGGGATTATCTGGGCTATCATCATATACGATTGCGATTGTATGATTTTTGTATTCTATTGTTTCTATGGCGTCTTTTAGGTTTTTCATGGTATTGTATTAGGTTAATTGTTTGTAGTTAAATGAGAAAATGCAAAACCCTGTTATGTCGCTAATCCTGTCAGCAATATAATCCTGTAAGCTATCCGCGTCCTGAATGTCATCAGGCACGTTGATAGATATATTAGGGGGAAGATCTAGCTCATTTAAGCTATTAGAATTATCGGTGTCATAAACAATTCTAGTGACGTTATATCTTTTTGTTTTTGTTTTCATAAGGTGATTTTACTTTCTAGGTATTAAGGTGACTAGGATTAGCCCGCGATACTTGGCGCTTCCGTAAATGATTTGAGTGGTCAACCCAACGCTGCGATTATCTCGCTCGGCGTGTTTGGCAATCGCGCGGGCGTCAGCCAAACGTTCAACGCCAATCAAGAATAGCGCTTCATCAGGCACACCAATAAGAGACTTAACGTTGCCGTCAGCTCTTAGGTTATACACTTCGTCAGCGGTCATTGGTTCAACGTCCGAAAGCCAAGCAGCGTGTTGTAAAATGCTGTTATGCTCGCGGGTTTTTTCGATAATAATGTCAGGGATTTTGTTCATAGACTTAAACAATACACCTACCCCGATACCATAGTCAACTTTTTTTTATTTTTTAACCCATCTTTTTTTATACCCCAATGATCTGGTTATTTTTTTTATTTTTTTTTAACAGGTATTTTGCCGCCTATGGGTGTTTTATTTTTTTTATTTTTTTTTACTCCAAGCCGCCGCGCCGCGCGGGATCTGGCAGCTGATTGCTAACCTGATTAACCTGACAATTATCTGGGAGATAAAAACCCAAGAATTAACTAGGCATTAAATCCCGCGTTAATTTACCCGAAAATTATCAGGTAATAAATTAACAAAAAATTGCCAAATATATCAATGCACTTTTTCTGCGCGTGTGTGCGCGTGTGCGCGCGTGTGCGCGTGTGCGCGTGTGTGCGCGTGTGCGCGCGTGTGCGCGTGTGCGCGCGTGTGCGCGTGTGCGCGCGTGTGCGCGTGTGCGCGTGTGCGCGTGTGCGCGCGTGTGCGCGTGTGCGCGCGTGTGCGCGTGTGCGCGTGTGCGCGTGTGCGCGCGTGTGTGCGCGTGTGTGCGTGTGTGTGCGGCGAGGGCGGCAAAACGTCAGGCGGCGCAATCTGTCGGCGCTCGACGTCGCAAATCGATCCACGACCCCGCCGCGCGCTCAAATTGCGTAAGCTGCAAATGGGTTCAAATAGCTATTGCGCAAGCCGTCCCATGTCTCAGGCGTTTTGATCAAAACAGCTTGCCAAGCTAGCCGCCAAAAATACCCGCCTGAAAAAAGTCAAAAATTGTTGATTGACTTGCAAGCGCCTTTCTATCAATCTCTCAAATGTCATTAAGACACCAACCAATAAAACCCAATGAACACCGAACAAAAACACGACGAAGCGCTTAACAGCGCCGCCGCATTATTAACCCTAGCTTGCGCAGCGCTTGAACGCCAATTCAACAGCGCCGTCGATCTAAAGCTCTTTGCTCGACGCGCCCGCAAGGACGCTGAAAAGGTCGCGCGTTACGTCGCGCAAGGACGCGACGCTACCGAAGCGCGCGCAAGCGCTCAAGAATACGCCGCCGCAGCTGAAACAGCCGCCGCCGAAGTAAATGAGCGCCTAGAAGAAATTAAGACAGCTTGCGCCCAAGCTCGCGAGCTTTGCAAACCCTTTGAAGCGCGCCACGATTGGCGCGACGGACTTGGCTTGATTGAGCGCCGCCTTTTCATGAAGCTCGACGAAGCCAACCGCAGGGCAACCGAAGCTGCCGCAAATCTTGACGCCGCGATTGAAAGCGCGACCTGCGCCCGCCAATAACCCCCGCGCTGTTTCGATCCTAGCTGTCCCACTTGTCACACCTTCCAACCCAATCCCAACCCATGAACGCCCCCGACCTTCACCCCTTAGTGAAACAAAGCTCTTACGTGCCTGAGTTTGACCTAATGACCCCGCGCAAGGATCCTGCGCTCGACGCGCTGCGCCTTGCCTTTATTGCCGCGCTAAATCTCGAACAAGCCGCGATTGACCTTCACATGTCCCGCCCGCTAGCTAAGCGCAAGCCCGACGAGCTTCACGCGCGCGACGTCGCGCATGAGAAAACCCTTATTCTTTATTGCGCTTTGAAAGACTATTCTAGCCGCTTTGATGAAGAAGGGCTTGGGTATTCTTATCTTCATCAAAGCTGACTAAGCCGCCCCGCAATCTCGATCCTTCCCTCCATGAACAAAAGACAAACCGCCGTTGACCGCGCCAACCGCACCGAAGCGGCAGCGCTCGAAACACTTAGCCGCGCCGCCGAAGCTTGCAACGCCGCGATGGACGCGCACACCCGCGCGACCAAGCGCTGCGCTCAGGCGCGCGAAAAAATCCACGCCGCGCGCGACGCCGCCGCCGCGCTACATGCGCTAATTTGCGCCGAGCTGGACGCCAACCCCGCCAATCCCCGATTGATTGAGCTTTACCATGAAACTAAGGCGCTCGACGCCCGCGCGCATGAACGCCTTGAAACTATCAACGTATTGATGGACAGCTGCCCCTTCCAAAATTAAGCCGCCGCCATGCCTTACCTTAATACCGATAAAACCGCCGCGACGATTGCCGCGCTCATGCGCGCCGCCGAAGATTACAACTTGGGCGATTTTGATGACCGCGCGGCGATTTGCCGCGAGCTTGCGCGCGACCTAGCCCGCGAGCTATCGATCGAAACCGAAGCGCGCGCAGCCGCCTTGCGCGACGCCGAAAACGACCGCGCCAACTAACACCCGCCGCCATGATAATAACAATACAGCTGGACGGCATGGGATCAATCCACGCATGGCGCGGACGCGTCGAACCTTTCCGCGTAAGCTCTTACCTTTACACCGCCGACGGAAAGGAAGCTGAGCTATTTATTCAGGAAGGGATGGGCGCGGAGGAAGCGCTTGAATACTTAACGACGCGCGAGCGCCGCGAGCTTGCGCGCGGGTATTCGATCCAAACCAAAAACCTTCCTGAGGACTACTTTCCCTATTAACCCTTTCCCTACATACACACATGAACCAACCAACCCAACCCACCCCAACCCCACTAGTCAACGTTCACGCTTTGACCTACATTGAAACCGCCTCGCATGGATACTTGCGCGCGCCGTTTGATGAGCTGTTAAAGCTGCCGCACTACGAGCTGGACAAAATCACGCGCTATTCACTCATCGATCCACGCAAGCGCCTAGCTTACTTGGAAGAAGATTGCGACCTTGCGCACTTTATCCGCGCCGCGCAAATCAGCGCCGACGATTGGCAACGCGTCCCGCGCGACCACGTTGACGAAATAGACCGCGCGCCGCTTGCGCAATTTGCCCCCGCGCTTATCAAGCCCTCCAATCGCTTGACGATTGACGCGGGAAGGAAAAAGCTTGCGCGCGCCTTCGCCTTTGTAGCTGCCGCCATGTCCATCGATCCAAACCGCCAAGCGCTCAACGGCGTCCAGCTTGAAATAGAAAAAGGCAAACGACTTGGCTTGTTAATCGCGACGGACGGACGCCGCTTGCATGCTTATAGCTTCGAGCTTGCCCATGTCGCGCCTTGCGACCTTAGCGCGTTAATCCCGCGCGAAGCTGTTGAAAATTTGATCAAACCCCGCGCGACGCTTAACTTCAAACGCGTCGAAAAAGAGAAACACAGCGGACAAATTGCCATGACATTTGAGCGCCACGAAGCTCTCAGCGATTGGCTTGCGCCGATTTGGATCGAGATTGACGGCGAGCGCTATAAAACCGAAACAGCTTACACCTTCCCCAAATGGCGCCAAGTAATCCCGAAAGACCGCCAGCTTACCGCGCCGCTTGACATAAGCTTACTAGCTGCCGCGCTCGACGCGCATGAACGCGCTTGCGCCGACTTTGTAGCCGATTGCCTTACGCTCTCAGCGCCACGCATACAAGGCGCCTTCGACGTTGGCGGCGCTGCACATCATGACCGAACAAAGAAAGACATTGAGCGCCAAGCTAAGCGCGAGCTGCGCGCGTCAACCCTAGCGGAAAATCTAGCTATTGAAATTATCAACCCTGAGCGCTACCAATACTTAGCGCTGCCCAAGCTGCGCCAGCTTATAGCAAAAATAGAAAACAATACCCCGCGCCTGACTTCGACGGACAGCTTCGATCCTGACGCGCATTTGAACTTGCGCGCGGAATACGTCCGCGACGCCGTTGAAGCTTGCGCCTTGCTTAACCAGCCGCCCGCCGTTGACGTTGACTTAGACCCCATAAAACGGACGCCCAAGCTGTCCCCAATCCAATTTGGGAACGCCGCGCACCTTACCAGCTCGACATGCAGCGGCTACGTTTTGATCATGCCCATGCGCTTAACCGCTTAACCTTAACCCGCCTAAGCTCATGACCTTTGACAATACACCCACCGCCGTCCGCGAAGCCAACCGCCAGCTCATGAACGCGCAAGCTTGGCTATCCCGCAAACGCACCGAATACAAACGCGCCCGCGAGGATCTAGCCCGCGCCGTCGATTGGGCGCGCGACTATCATGACAAGCTTCCAACCTTGCCCGCCGATTTGGTCGAGAAATACGCGCGCGAGATTGGCGCAGCTGCGATTGAATACATGGACGCCCGCGAAGCTTACGACGCCGCCACCGAAGAAACCACGCGCGCGCGCGAAGCTTACAAAATGGCAACCCAGAAAAATCCCTTATGAACCATAAAACATACGAAATACACCCCGAGGATCGACGCGATTGGCAGCGCGCAATCCCGCAGCCGCCCCTCCCGCCGCGCATTTACCCGCCGCGCCCCAATAGCTACCAGCTACTGAGCGCGCGAGTTTTAGGCGTCGAGATTAAGCTGACCGCGCACCGCCAACCGCTGCGCTTAACCCTCAACGCGTCAATCAAATGAGCTCCGCACAAACCCCCGACCTTGCCGCGACCTTAACAGCTGCGCAAGCTGCCGCAGCCGCCGCCCAATCCCCCGAAGATTGGCAGCGCGCCGCCGCCTTGCTAGCTCTAGCCCGCGCGCTTGCCCAAGCTCACGCCGCCGCCGCCCGCGTTAAACCATTAACCCCCTCAAACCATGCCCAAAAAGTTTGATCCCGAAACACAAGCCCGCCGCGATTTTATACGCTGGAACTTGGCAAACCCGCCGCCTGATTTTCACAAGCTGCCCGCCGAAACCCGCCGCCGTATAAAGCGCGACGCGCTCAACAGACTTAATGGCAAACCCTCAACACTTAAAAAAACCTAAACAAACCAACCTATGAAAAAACCCAAAAAGAAAAAACCCACCCGCCGCCTTGCGCCTTACCCGCCCGAGCTTGGCAATCCGCGTCAACACTTAGGAGAAAAGCGCTTTACCCCCATGGGCGTTTGGATCGGTCGCGACCCCGCCTTTTTCGTCGGGATTGATGAACACCACGCTTTGATCAAATCGCGCTGCCCTGAGGCGTTCAGGGCGCTTGTTAATTGCGCCTATAAGCTGCATGGCTTCGATTGCATACTTTGCAACGTCGGCGAAAGCGAAGCTATAAGCGAAGCTATTGAACACGTTGAGCAGCTCGCCGCTGGAATTGCCCGCTGGATCTATGGGGACAGCGCCCAAATCTACCACCAGCGCGACCCGCGCGGCTGCCCTCTTTACGTCCAATGGGATAAAATGCCTGACAGATTGCGCTCTATTTGGGACAGCGAGCGCGGGCTGCCAATCTATTTAGAGCTGTCAAAAGAATGGCGCGAAGAATGGGAAGCCGATCCTGAATAAAACCCCAACCCTCCCGACAGACTAGGCGGCGTTCACAGCGCCGCCTTTTTTGCGCCTGAACAAATCGCGGACAAATCGCGGACAGCGCGCAGCTCGACGGACGCGCGGCGCTCGACGTCGGCGCGAGCTACCCCCACTAAGAAATCTATTTGAGGGGAGGGAGGGGGAGGGCGCTTTAGAAAGCCCACCCAGCTAAAAACCATTTTGTATTATCAAATTTATGCACTTTTTGATATGTCGGTTATACGATCTGATATACGTGACTTACATATATGGTTGACATATATCGCGACATAGAAATTAACATAGTATTTATAGAGCAAATACTATTGCTCTAATAAAAATACTTAAATAGCTGGCTACGCCATTTATTTATGCTTATGCCTCCCTTCGGGGGCTACGCAAAATAAAAAGCTATTTTACCCCCACCCCCCTAAACATTTATGAAAAACCAAAAACCTAACAGCCGCCGCCACTTTTCTGGATATTGGAAAAAGATCTGGAGTAGGAACCGCGAGAACATGACTAACCACATCAACAATCTGAACCGCCAGAAAACCCAGGCGAGTTTGGAGAGGGTGAAACTTGTAAAGGCAATCATCAGTAACTTGCCCAAAGAACCCATGACGGCAAGCCGCCTTCGTGATCAGGTGTCGGAGTATTGGCAAGAGTTCTATGGCGATGAAATGACCACCACGAAAGCTTGGTGCCTGACTAGACTTTGCATAAAGCATGGCCTATTCCTAAGACAGTCCAACGGCATGTATATAATTAACGTTGACTAATGTTGATAAGTATGTGAATAAGTTTATTCATGATTACAAGTGAGTCAGATGACGAGCAGCTGGAAGCTATAATTGAAAAAGCAAACGCGGTTTCAAGCAACCTGGTTACGGCGTATGTAGCCATCATGTTGGATCTTGATGTAACTGAGTCAGATAGGCGTAATTTCAAATGGATGATAGATGACGCGCGGGCGCTGGTTCAGATTGTCACAAGCTTAACCAATCTAAGAAACAACAAATGAATGAAGAAATAGAAAATGAATGGAAAGCTTTTGTAGATGGATTAACACCTGAGCAAAGAAAAGAACTTACGGACGCTGGATTTAACATATACGACATTAACGACGATGGTGTGCCAAAACCGCACAGATACATTTACGACCAGGAAAAGTTTTGTAGGCCAATTACGATAAACGAATGGAAAGCGGATCTTAGGGACGAAGAAAACAACGATGGTGTAATTAACGTATTGTCATCAATTATCGCAAAGGTGATAGACGCGCTAGATTGCACGACAAACAAAGAAGTCCTTATGCACAATGATTGCATACGACTTGCGCTTGGTTATAGAACCTATAAGTCTATGGCTGACGTTGCCAAGAAATATGACGTCAAGCGAGCTACGATTTCCTGGCGCGTAAAGCAAATTCAGAAACGATTAAACATTGAACCAAGTATTTACATGCGCTGCACCGAAACCTGTGAGATCTCAAAACAAAGCGCCAAGCGCCGAAAGAAATGAAAGTAAGAGCCGTTGACATAGCCGAACGTTTAGGTCTTTCAAGACAGACCATTAACGCCTATCTCCGAGAAGGTATGCCAGATATCAGCATTGAAGCAGCTGAAGCTTGGTATTCCGAAAAGATGACTAGACGGACTGATAATAGTATTGTTCCGATTGATGGGGAAATCGTAGATGAGGACTTTGCTAAGATTGTCGAAAAGCACAGGGAATTAAAAGCGTTAGCATACGACCAATACCTTGAAGATTTACGCGAGCGCTCTCCGCAGCAAGCCAAGTCCTACGCTACCTACGACAAGCTTGTTAAAACCCTAGTATCCCTAGAAAGAGAATTACAAGCGCGGCAAATTGCCAATAGAGAACTTATCAAAGCTCAAACAGCTATAGACCGATTTGGTAAAGTTATTCTTTCTATCCGTAACGAAATTAGTTTATTGCCATTAAAGGTTTCCGCTAAGGCAAATCCTGACGCGCCAGGAACAGCTATGAAAGCGATAGAAACCGAAGTTAATAAAATGCTTACGCGTCTAGCTGGTCAAGCTGATGATGTAGCAAACGAAATGGTGGAAGTTCAGATTGAGCTTCCTAAGGAAGAAATAACAGACATACCTGATGAAATCGAACCAGACGGAAATACAGTTTGAAAAGGCGCTAAGGCAATTACTTGCCCCAGATCCTGATGGGGATATAATTGCATGGTTAGAAAAGAATGTTAAGAACATACCTTACTCGCCGCAGCAAGGCCCATTTAGAATTGAGTCAACGCCATACTTAGCGCCGATACTTCGCGCGTTACAAGACCCTGAAGTTGAGACGATTGTAGTGATGGGTAATGTTCAATCTGGTAAGTCAATGATCCTTGAATTATGGTCAGCTTTTATTCCATCAAGAACGCCTGGACCAACGTTATTACTTCAAGACGTAAATGAGAACGCACAAGATTGGCAGGAAACTCGCTTGCGCCCATTGTGGGAAAGCACACCGCCTACAAGAGACAGATTGAACAATAATCTTAAAAGCAAATGGAACACTACCCAATTTGAAAGAAACGTTATTTGGGTATTAGGCGCTCACAATACTAAGAACTTACAACGCCGTTCAATCAGATTTCTAGGTGGTGACGAGTGCTGGCTATGGCCTAATGGTGCTTTAACTCAATCGCTCGCGCGTAGAACAGCTTTTGCATGGCAAGGTAAATCGGTATTCGTTTCTCAAGGTGGCGTGGATAATGATGAATTTACTAATTTATTTAATTCTACCGATCGCGCTGAGTGGTCTTTCCGATGTGTTAAATGTGACTTTAGACAACCCTTTGAATGGAGTCAGTTGAAATACCCAGAAAACTCTAAGACAGCAACAGGTTGGAATTTAGACGCCGTAAGATCTGGTTGTGAATACGAGTGCAAGAGTTGTAAGCATAGATACCTAGACAGAAACAGCGTAAGGGCTGAAATGCTATCCAAAGCTGAATACGTCCCAATCAATACATCAGCGCCTAAAGGACGTCGCGGGTTTCATTTTAACGCTTTGTCTATGCTATGGGGATTGAGTTGGGGGGATCTTGCCGTTGAGTGCATTGAAGCCGCCAATTCAGAAAGTAATGCTGGAGATGATACCAAGCGCCGAGACTTCAAACAAAAGCGCCTGGCGCTGTCATGGAGTGATGAACCCGACGATGATGGCGGTGAAGTATTGCCTAGCGGTTATTTAATGGGAGAAGATTGGGCTGATGAAGCTGCAAGTATTAACAGCAAGGTAGTTGCGCCTCCGTTTGATGAAGATCAGTTGAAGAATACTAGTTTTATTAAATTAAGATTTATGTCTGTGGACGTTCAGCGAAAGGGGTTTTATATCTTGATAAGATCCTGGTCGGCAGATGGTAAGAGCCGTATTGTCCATTGGGAATACGTTGATACTTGGGAACAGGTTAGACAATTACAGGTCAGTTACAAAGTAGCTGAGATATTTACATTTGTGGACTCAGGCGATGGTCCAAACATGGACGAGGTTTATAGAAATTGCGCGACCTACGGCTGGAACGCCACAAAAGGTTCTGGCAATACAGATTTCCCCTGGAAGGTTCAAACGCCTTACGGAATGAAAATTGCCTATCGACCTTACTCACCAGCCAAGATAGCTCAGATTGGAAAACAGTCCTGTCGGGTGTTCCATTATTCAAATTTAATTTTAAAAGATACGCTTATGCGACTTCGCAAAGCTGGACACCATACTTACGCGTCGAATTGCGGGGACGAATACCGAAAGCAAATGCAATCCGAGCATAGAAGCCGAACCGAGACAGGTAAGCCCATTTGGTTGCAGATTGGAGATCGCCCAAATCACCTATGGGATTGCGAGACTATGGGTATTTTACCAGCTTTAATGGCTAAATTGATAGGTAAGGGTAAAAATAAAAACGCAACTGACGAAAAAGCTGTTGACAAGCCGCCTGAGTCATAAAAGATGAACTTAAGACTGTTACCTTCTTTTTTCTCCGTAATAATAGTGGCTGTTGTTATGGTGGTTGTTCGGGAGGTAACAGTCTCTTTTCTTTGACTATTGGCTAAAAGTTATGGCTTTCGTTCATTATCGCGGTTCTACTTCACCAAAGGGTATATTCATGACCCTTACTCTTGAGCAAATTGAGAACATTAAAAACAAAGCTGCTGAAATTGTTGCTGAAGGAAAAACTATCATGGAATATAAGGATAGTGGATCTGACATTCGCAAAGATTGGCCTATTGATCCACCAACTGTTCTGCTTGAATGTCGCTATGCGTTGCAGATTAAAAATCCAGCCGTATATGGTGCTATTGATAGAACTAGGGTTGGTAATATGTTAAATAACTTCAGAGGACTTTAATATTTATGGCGCGCAAACCTACTACAAAAAAACCTAAGATTGGTGATAAGTCACCAAAGCTGAATAAGCAAGCTACAGGGGGGCCAGGCATATTCAGTAACTTCGAGTCAGCAAAATTCAGCAATAAGCGTTCTTGGATCTGGAGTTCTTGGCCTACAGATTTCAAGAAAACGATGACAGTTTTCGATCGGCTCGAAACAACGCGCAAAATGCGTTGGTTGGAGTTGAATAGCGGAATTGTAAGACAAGCGATTGATGACAATGCAACTTATTCCGTAGGAAGTGGTATTACCGCACAAGCCAGAACAGGTAATTCAGTAATTGATAAACAACTTGAGGACTATTTCCACGATTGGGCTAGAAATAAGTGCGATATTACAAATAGATTTAATTTTTACGAACAACAGTTTATTGTTTGCCGTTTGATGGATCGTGACGGCGAGATATTTCCAATTAAGACCCGCGACGAATATGGTCGTTGCAGAATACAGCTGATTGAAGCTCATAGAGTTTCAAGCAATCAATCTGGCGCACCACCACCAAACGAAGTTGACGGAATTACCTTTGGTAAATACGGAAAGCCAACATTTTACAACGTTATCAAATCAGACGGATCTAGCCGTAAGGTTCCAGCCAATGCTGTAATGCACGTATTTGAACCTGAGCTTGCCTCAGGCGCTAGAGCTTACTCCCCGCTTCAACATAGTATCAATAACATTGTTGATATGCTTGAAGTGCTGAGTTTAGAGAAATTTGCTGTTAAAATGAACAGCGATATTGTCAGAACTTTAACCCGCGAAATAGCACAATTCGATGGCGCTCAATCTGACTTTGAAGCGTTTGGTATGCGCCCTCAAGATTATCAAGGCGATGGCGTAACAAACCCAAATGAAGCTTCCACATTCATTGGCGGTAAGATTTTAGCATTAGCACCTGGTGAACGTCTTGAGTCTTTTCAATCAAATCGTCCTAATGCTACGTTTGTAGGTTTTAACGAACATTTAATTCGCGACTCACTTGCTGGATTTTTACCATACGAATTTACTCACGATCCTTCGAAAGCAAGCGGCGCTTCAATGAGACTCATTGTTGCAAAAGCAGATCGCAAATTCCAAAAACGTCAAAACGTTCTTATCAATCGCTTTTTAACGCCTGTATGGTGTTATGTTATTGCCGATGGTATCGCTAAAGGTGAATTACCTGAATGTGAAAATTGGAATAAGGTAATCTGGACAACGCCTAAGCGCGTAACTGTTGACGCAGGACGCGACGCCGCACAAAACCGCGCTGACATCGAGTTTGGCCTCAAGACTCTTGGTGAAGAATGTCAAGAAAACGGAGAACACTTCTCAACCATGATACAGCGTCGTGCGATTGAAGCTGCCGAGATTAAATCTATGGCAGAACAATACGATGTTCCTCTTTGGATGTTGTATAAACCATCTAATACAGCGCTAGGAGATATTACTGAACAAAGCAATTCTTCGGATTTAGAAAAAGAAGATGAAGAAGAAGTTTCAGTTAATGAATTAGAAGAAACCGAAGAAGGCGAAGAAGAAATTGAAAATGATTACGACGCTGAGGACGATGAACTTCAAGATCCAATGGGAGACTAATTTTTATTTTATATCAAATGAACCATATTAAAAAAGCACTTAAAAATAATAAACCTTTGATGATTAAACCATCTGTTGCATTAGCATACATGGAGAAAATCGAAGAATTAAATATTCCTATTGATAAAAACATTAGCGAAGTATCTCAAATCCTTGAAATGATTTTTGGTAAAGCGCCAATGATGGAGAAAAGCGGTTCAGTAGCCGTAATTCCTGTTAAGGGTGTTATCGGTAAAAACTTAAGTTCATTAGATAAGCTTTGCGGCGCTATTGATGTTGATGATGTTTCCTCATGGGTAGATGAAGTGGCGTTAGATCCAGAAATCAAAACTGTTGTGTTTGAACACAATAGTCCAGGTGGCACAGTAACAGGCGTTCCAGAACTTGCCGCTAAGATTAGAGCTTTAGGTGCAATTAAAAATACAATTTCATATACCGAAACCGATTGTCACTCAGCTTCATATTACCTGGCCTCTCAATCCAATCAATTCCTGGCTACCGAGTCATCTGAAATCGGATCAGTAGGTGTCTATATGGCTATTCCTGATTACACCGAAGCTTTTGCCAACGAAGGTATCAAAATGGAAGTAATCAAATCTGGTAAATACAAGGGTATGGGTATCGAGGGGACGTCGTTAAGCAAAGATCAACACGATTTCCTTCAAAATGATGTTACTGAAACCCATAATACGTTCAAAAAAGACGTTAAAAAGGTAAGAAGCATGATTAAAGACGAAGATATGGAAGGCCAATCTTTTAGCGGTAAAAAAGCTGCCGAGAAATGTATGATTACAGGTATTTGCAGCAGCTTAAATGAAGTCCTGGAAAGAACTTCAAATATCGAATAATTTGACAATAGGCAATTATTACAATGAGCATTGAAGAAATCGTTACCAGCTTAAAAGACGCACTCACAGGCAAGTCTGCCGAAGTTGAAAATGCGCACAAAGAAGTATTAGCTGCAAAAGAATTAGCAGCTACAAGTGAAGCAAAACTTAGCGAAACATTAGCACTCGTTGATGGTCTTACAGCAGATAAAACCGCGCTGTTAGCAAAGATCACAGCACTTGAAGCTTCAGTATCAACTCTAGCTTCAGAAAAAGAAGCGATTTCAAAACAGATTGAGTCAGCTGGTAAAAAAGCAGCTTCTATCGTAGCTTCCGCTGGCGTAGATCCTGTAGAAGTTTCACCTGTCAATATGAACGACGCTGGAAAGAGCGACGAAGAAATTTCTAAAGAGTGGGTTCTTATGAAAGAAAAAGACCCCAAAGGTGCTTCCGAATTTTATACTAAAAACCGCGCTGCGATTATTCGCGCCGCTGGAATTAAATAATCTCAACCCCATATAATTAAAAATTATGTCCAATAACATCGGTGGATTAACACTCCAACTAGTTGCTGAAGAAAGCTTACGAACCCTGGTTCCACAGCTTCAGCCGCTAACCAAAATCGCAGTAACTGATTTCGGCGCTTACGTCGCTGAACGCGGAACTACTGTTCACACTCGTTACGCTGGTAAATTTACCGCCGCTAACTACAGCAAAGCAACAGGTTTCGTAGCTTCAGACGCTGTTTCTACAGACGTTCCTGTAACCTTAGCTGACCAAAAGCACGTCACTATTGAATTTACTGACTACGAAGTTGCAACCCTTAGCTTAGATCGTCTGCGCCGCCTTTTCATGGCACCTATGGCAAATGCCGTAGTTAAGAGCTTGTTCGACCAAGTTCTTGGTAAAGTTGACGGATCTTTCGCTTCAGGTTACAATGGAACCATTGGTAACTTCAATCGTATTGCTGTAAGCAATATCGCTAAATCATTAACCAAAGCAAATCTTCCTCAAGAAGGTCGTTCTGCTTTAGTTTCACCTGACATTTATCAACAATTAGTTAGCGATCCTGCTGTTGCACAAGCTTTCTCTATCGGAACTTCCGACGTTATTCGCGGAAACCGCTTGGGAATGATTCATGGCATTGATTTCTACGAATATAACGGCTTTGAAGCTGCTGGCATTGACGCTACCCTTAATGGTGTAGTATCTTGCAAAGAAGGTTTAGTTGTTGTTACCCGCGTTCCTGCTGCACCTACCACAGGTGGTGGCGAACAAACCATCGTAACCGATCCAGATAGCCAATTCTCATACGCTCTCCGCTATTGGTATGATTGGTCTGCTGGCTTGCACAAACTTAGTGCAAATTGGTTAGTCGGTTCGTCTAAGGGTAACCCTGACGCTCTCCAACGCATTAACCTCACCGCGTAATTTTAGGACTCGTAGTAGTCCTTTCGCGCCAATGCAAGAAGGCGGCTCAAATAAGAGCCGCCTTCTCTGTTTTGGACATTTGGCTATAGTTATGTCAGACATTTGGACTACGTTCACATCTGACGCTCTTTCTATCTTAAATGAGATAGGTAAGAACGTCACCATCAAAAAAGTTCCTGGTGGAACCCCTGTAGCGCTAAAGGTGATGATTTCAACACCTATGATATTACAGGATTTGGAAACAGGTGGTTTCCTTAATTCCACAACCTTTGAAGTAAAGGTTCTCAGGACAGATCATAACAACAATCCTGGCCTTGCAGCTTATGGTAACATTGTTACTTATAACGACCAAGACTATCGAATTGTAGCTGTTGCTGATCGCCCGCCTTCCGCTTGGGTTATCATGAGGGTTCAAACAAAGGAACAATGATAATTAAGGTAACTAAAGGCGTAGTGGTCAACATGCAAGAGTTTCAACAAACTCTAGCATTGTATATTGCTGTAATGGCACAATGCGCCTCTAAGTTAATCCGTAAGCAAGCTAGGTTATTCTGCGATGATATGCTGGACTATACCGAACCTACGCTTAATTGGTCAAAAGGGTCTGGTAAGGGCTTAGCGGCTCAGAAAAAGGGCATGGGGATTGTTGACGCACAATTAAGAGATTTATTCACCCCCCTGGCGTATGTTAAAGCGCCAGAAATTTATGCTCATGGTAACGAAGGGGTCTTTTATGCTTGGGTAAGACTTAGACGTGAAAACAATGACTCAACTTTACCTAAATGGTTAAATGAAGATCCGTATGGATCTGAAGGGTCTAAAATGTGGAAAAGATTTAAAAAATGGAAATATGCAAAAGAAGGTCATAGCGCTAAATCTGTTGATTTTTCACAATTATATAAAGGCGATTTGAAATCAGCTCACGTAGCCAATAGAGGGGGAACTAAGACTAGTGCTTATTTCGACTCTATGGACAAAAATGCTAGATATATCAGTTATGCGGTTGATAAAGCCGCTTTGGATAAATACTCAGAACAAGTCCAGAAACGCGTAGGCGAGCTTAAGGCAGCTTGGTATGGCGCTGGTAGTCAACTTGGTAATATTAGCGCCCCTATGTGGATTAAGGGAAATCAATGGGGTAGAGAAATATTTATCAATCAACTTGATGATAAAAGTATGCCAGCCGTAACAGTTGGAAATAAGAGTCAAGGTTTGCACGAAGAAACTAGAGATGATTACCGAGTTGCTATGAACCATAGGGCTTATTCTATGCGCGTTGAAATGCTTGCAAAACTTGTTAAAAACGGACAAGCTAACAAAATATTCCATCTTGCCCCTAAAAATCCAGGTTTTACTATTTCCGAAGAATAATTTATGAGTTCCTTAATACGATCCATTTTAGAAGATAAGTTTTCAGCTTATCTTGCCGCAAACATAACCGATACGCCTGTTCATAAGGGCGTTACCGATGACGTAAGATCCTTGCCATTGATCATTGTATCAGCTTCCAATTCTAAGCCAGATAAGGATTTAGGCGCTAACCCATTGGGAAATTATCAGGTTAAAATGGAAATCTACGTTTATTCATCTGCCGACGATGATACCCTAGAAACCCATAGGACGCGAGTAAGCAAAGTTCATGGTCTTATGTCAGATGTAGCAGCTCTACAAAGTCTATGGAATTACAACGGATCTGAAGGTAAGTTATACGCTTGCTGGATAGAAGCTGATGAAGAAGGCATGAAAAGCCGAAATTACGGAAATATGATAACTTATACAGCTGTAGCGGTAATCCCGCCAGCCGTTTGACATTTGGCAATAGATATAATCTTTCATTATGCCTTCATCCCCCACAGAATTTGGAGTAGCTTTAGTTTTCGGACCATTAGACTCAGTTACAGGTATTGTAGTTCAGTCTGACAGTCATACTCAACGTTTTGCATTAGACATTGAAGTAATGGACGAACAAGGTCGCGTGATCACTAATCGTTTAGATGACTCTCGTAATGAAATCACTATTGAAGGCGTAGTTTCGACTGAAGATAGCGTAGCGATTGGTAGCAAATTAACCTATGGTGGAGTTTCCTACATTGTTAAAGATGTAACAGATCGCGGTAGCAATCAAGAGTTTCGTAAGTTATCTGTAAAAGGAATTAAATACCAGGAGATTGCTTAATCAATAGCGGCACATGGATAGCCGCTATACACAGTCCGTAAAGACTTCCATACTCAAAATGGAAGTGGGTGGTTATGTAATTTTACCAATTACATTAAGACATAGGTTGATATTGGAGGATATTGAGTCTCCAGCTGTATTTACCGATAAGGTAATGTCCCCTCAGGATCTGATTACAGCTATAAAAATACTATCAACACATAACCTAGAAGAAATGCTAACTTTAAAAGTTAAAGAGCAAGACAGCATTTTATTGTTAAAGTTTCTTAATGATAATGATTACTATTTATCTGAATTAGGTAAATTGACTGAGTATATTTCAATGCAGGAAAATCACCCTGTAATTTGGGATAAGAAAGAAAAGAAATCTAAGACAGGTATAAACCTAATACTATCGTGTATTACAGGTTTAATGAAGATTGGCCTAACTTACGAACAAGCTTGGACAATGCCTGAAAGTGAAGCTATTTGGATGTATGTTTCTAACGCTATTTCGGAAGGCGCAGAAATAGTAATAATAACCGATGATGATATTAAAGCTATGGAATTAGCTCAAAAATTATCTGAGCAATATAAGAAAAACAAATGAGCGACGAAGTAAAAATTAAATTTGTAGCGGATACGTCTGGGTTAAGTAACGTTAAAATTCCAGGTCAGATCGAAGCCGAAGGCGGTGGAAAACCACCTACGCCACCTAAACCGCCTACGCCACCTACGCCACCTACGCCGCCTACACCACCTACGCCGCCTACGCCGCCGCCAGGTCAGCCAGGAAGTAGTTTGCCACCCCCTCTACCTGGTCAACAGAAAACAGTCGTTTCAAAACAAAGTAGGCAGCCATTCCCCTGGGAAAAGGGTTATAGCGAACAATTTAGTAATGAGCTAACTTCTAGTCTAGCTTCAACATTATCTGGTTTTAATTTATTTACAACAGCACTAAACGCTGGCGCCGAAGCAGCAAAGATGTTTGTTCAAGCCATTCAAGAAGGAACACAGTATGCTAGAACAATCCAGAAAACATCTAGAATAACAGGTTTATCAACCGACGAAGTTCAAAAATACGGCTACGCTGCTCAAATGACAGGTGTAAGCATAGAGACATTTACAAATGCTATGGCAAAGGCAAATGAAGTTCTAGGACAAGCTAAAATGGAAGGTGGCGCTGGTGTATTGGCTTTTAATCGTCTCAAGATCAGTATGGCTGGTGTTAGGGACGGAAGTGTTACAAACATTGATATATTAAAACGACTTTCTGACGCGTATAAAAACAATGCTGGTGACGCTGAAATAGCTCGTATTGGAACCCAATTACTTGGTAACGAGTTTAAGAACATGATACCTTTGTTAAGAGAAGGATCATTAGAAATAGAGAAATTAGCCAAAAATGCGCCTCATCTTACTCAATCAGAAATACAATCAGCTGCACAAGCTAATAGATCTTATACAAACTTAAAAGAAACTTATGAAGCTAAAGCTTCAGGTGAAGTATTTGGATTTGAAAGACAAACAAGATTAACCAAAGATCAAATTTTAAGCCAATATAATTCTGGTAAAATTTCTAAAGAAAAAGCTGCTGATTTACTTTCTCAGACTACAGATGTATCTATTGACCAAACCCATGCAAATACAGGTGGTTTTGGTGCTGCTGCAGCAGCAGGATTTTTTGGTTTGCTTCAAGGTGGTGTTATTAGAGGTTATGAAGCATATCAAACTGTTAGAGCAGGAACAAGTCGTGTTACAGCGCCAGATATAAACAAATTTGGTGCTAGGTATCCAGGCGAGTCACAAGGCGAATTTATTGCTAGATTGAAGTCCGAAGGTATAGGCAAGACACAAGCTGGTCTAGACGTATTGAACGAGCTTGAAAAACGTAACACCAAGAAAGAAGATCTAAATGTAGGTATTTTCCAAGCTGCTTCAAGTCTGCAAAAAGTTGGCGGTGGTGACGTATTATCTGCCGTATCAAGAGTAAGCGCTCTTGAGAATATTGATAAGAATACCGAGAGATCTGCTAATGCACTAGAGACTATTGCTGCTGGACAAGGCGGCGGTTCTTCCGTAAATACTCCACCACCAGCTGACACCAATAACCAAGTAGCAAAATAATTTATGCCAAACGCAACTAGAGGTGGGGAAATAACTTATAACCAAGAAGGTGTAGATATTAACAGCATATATGTTGTTGATAAAAATAGATCTATTCAACACGACGGATTTGGTTTAATTACACTACAAATTAAATACACAGCTGACTCAGACAGAATGGATTGGGTTGATACCGATTTCAAACGCGGTGATAATCCATTAAGCGATGACGGCGCTGAGTATTGGAAAAGATTTACACTATATAAAGTAAGCGGATCTTCAAATGATGGTATTTGCACAATCACAGCAGATTATTGTGGTATTGAGTTTAATTCACCTACAACAACTACACAGGTTCAAGTAACCAGCGCTTCAGCTCAAGAAGCTATTGAAACTCACCCTAATTTTACAGCTATTCAAGTTCCAAGAATAGGGTCAAATGGAAGTAAGGATAAATCTGGAAACGCAATCCCTTTAGCTGGTCCAGCTAAATATATTAGTGATAATGAAAGTGATTTAACTAAAAATCCTAATCGCGCTCACTTTGCATATACTGCTCAAGCTGCAACTCAGGTTGTTCAATATCAATTCGTAGGTTTCCTTCCATCACAGAAACCAGAAGATCCTGTTAATCTAAAAGCTGGTGTCCGTTCTTATTTTAGACCTAATACAATTCTTCGTTGTCTTGCATACACATCATCTGCCGATCTTGCAAAGCAAACATTGAGAAGGGTTGGTTGGATAAATTACGGAAATATTGGGGCTATTGTTTTGCCGCCACCTTATGATAAGTTATGTCAAGAATACACAGCAGATCTTCCAGCAAAATTGCCAAAAGGAACACCGCCAGATAGAAAAAGAAATTTCTTATGCACCAACGCTTCAATGGAAGTATATGGTGGCCTATATAAAGTCCAAGCAGATTTAATGATGAGTGGTGTTATTGGTTGGGATCCTGATATTTACCCTGTTGAGTCAATTATAAATAAATAATCTAAAATGGGAATACATGGCTTTTCAAATAACTCAGGTGGTGGTTTTGATCCTGGTGAAGCCATCTATGCAAAGTCCTTAAACAAACTTGCTCAGCAAGCCGATAGGGGAACAATCGGGCCATCTGAAGGTTTAGACATTATAAATTCTAATGGTGGAACATCTATATTTATTCCACCAAAAGTTGACTACGGCGTTGCTCAAACACATTGTCCATTTGAATTATATTTATCCACAAGAGAATATAAAGGTCAGATGGGTAATGAAGCAGCTCAACTAGTTCCTTGTATAAAAGTATGGCCTGGAACAGTAAATAACATTGTTCCTATTTGGGTTCCTTATGATGACACTCCATTAGATGAACAACCCCCACCATTCTTCCCAAAGAAAGAAGGTGGAATTGACAATGGAGGTTTAAAGTTTGATCAACCATTCAAATACTATTTTTACTTGGATATATCTGGATCTGGTTCATCACCAGAACAATTTACATTCCCACAAGATGTTGAATTTTGGGGTTCAGAAAGTCCAGCGCCACAAAATACTGATTACCATACTTATCTAACTATTGGTTACGCGGAGAATGTTGCAATACCTAACACAAGTCCTGTTCAATATGCTTTTCAAATTGTTAATCTAACAGCTTGCGGATCTAAATGGGTTGAGCGCTTAAAGTGTGGAACTAATCTAGCAGAATATTATTGGGGTGTAGTATAATGACTGATGGTCCATTATCCAGACGCAAGGTAGGTCTTTTGTTTAATCCATACGATCCTATTGAAGAAAGAATAGGATTGGGTAATGGAATAAGTAATGAAATATTAGGACACATTAAATGGGGTCAATATGGGAATAAATTGCCATTGTTTTCTTGGTGGAAAGACAATAATCCAGAAACAGGTATAACCGATGGTGCTTATTTTCCAACTTCAAATAAAGCTGTAAAATTTAAAGGTTCAGTTTTTACTGCTAATTCACATTTAAGTTATTATTTAGAAATTACAGAAACATCAAAGGATTGTTTTGGTTCTCCAAGTGCATTTCAGCCAAATTACGATTTCTCGCCTTTTCCATTTTCACCAGGCGGTAATGTTAAAAACTATCTTGGTAGTCATTTAAAATATACTTTTTCAACAGGTGGTGAAACTTGGAGAAATGCACCTTTTGATGATGGAACAGAATATTGTGCAAATACAAGTGCAAGTGCTTTGCAAAATCAAGGCAAGGATGAAAATTTTTCATATTGGTATAAAACAACTCAACAAACAAATGGTTCAGGACAAGTAACAACAACAGGAGAACTTTTATTACTTAATAAAGATTATGATCCATTAGATTATGGATGGAAAAAATGGATTACAGGTGGCTACACAGATGGTCAGTTATATTGGAAAGAAGATGGACAACCAATCACTTCAAATGATTTGTTTAATCCAGAGCCATTTGAAATTAAAACTTATCCAACATATATATTAGCAAGAGACACCGATTATACTCCATATCAAATATACTCAACCGATTATACTGTTCAGCCAAGATACGGATTGTTTTCAAGAGGGACTGAAGCTCTTACAAGTCCATACATAGCGTTTCAATCTCCAGCCGTTAATTATTCATATATGAGAGATTTGAAAACTATGAAGATAGAAATATTTGTTGCGATGAGTGGAAGGCCTTGCACACCTTGTTACTATGCTGGAAAGAAAGTTAATTTTGTTATTAAATATCAAGAAGGTGATGTAACAATACAACAAACAGGTAATTATACTAAAGAGGGAAACTACTTAGAATATAAATTTACTTGGGGTGAAATAAAAGAAGTTAAAAAACAAGGAACATTATCTGGAGATAAAGATAAATGGATTTTAAATAGTCCACAAAACGAATTAGATAAACAGAAACTTTCTGAAGTTATTTGGGCTGAAGAAGATCTACCAAAGGGTAAAGCAAGGCGCCTGGTTGATTTTTACGTTGAGTCCATAGAGTGATTTTGACACATTTGACTTATGGCAAGGCATAACTCATTATGGCTATAAATACTTATCGTTTTTGGATGGCAACTGACGCTAATCGTTTATTAGCTAATCAAACTTCATTTATTGCCGCTTCGTCCCCTATTTTCTATCAAGGTAATGAGGCAAATTTAGAACTTCATATTGTAGCGTCAGCTGGCGTTGGTAATACCCCTGTTGAATTACCCTTCCCAGCTGGCGCAGCAATAACTGTAGCCGTAGGCGAAACAAATGCCTATCCAACAGGCGGCACATGGCAGCTCATGGTCAATGGAATGGAAACAGGCGATATGCCATACAATGCTACGGCTACTATTGTTCAAACAGCTCTAAATGAATTACCAGCTGTATTGGCGTCTGGTGGAGTAAGTGTTTCTAAGGTTGGAGACGCCTATAATATAACTTGGAATACTTACGGATCTAAACCTTTAATCGAACAAGGTTCTGACGCGCTAACACCAGCTTCATATATAACAGCAACATTGGTTCAAGCTGGAACCGAAGAATTAAAAGAAATCATTTTCGTTGAACTTCGTCAAAATCCAATAGCTTTGTCTAACACATGGACAGCGCTACCAAATCCTGTAATTAGTAATCAGATTATTCAAGCTTGGGACGGATCTACAAAGATTTACAGAGTTAATATTGATCCTCAGCCAAAGTCAGGGTCTTTCAATATTTTTTATAATAACGTTTCTTATACATTTAGATATAATGTATCAGCTGATGAAATTGCTAATGCTTTAAACTTACAAGTATTCAATACAGGTTTTTCACAATGGGATATTGTATTAACTACTAATACAACATTAGAAACATCTGGAACTTTAATTGGTTACAGCGGTTATTATGGTTCTATCAATTTATCAACAGCTGAGTGCCACCAATTCTTAAATGGTGAAGCTCGTAAAGCAACTACGATTGAAGTATCAATAAGTGTTGATGATAAGAAATATACACTACTACAAACATCATGTGTTATAGCTTCTGATGTCATTACCGATGGTGCAATACTTCCTTTACCATTGGGAACACCTATTTCTAATGATCAAGCCAATGCTAGATTTGTAAGAAGGGACGCGGATCAGAACCCTAGTAATACAACAGTAAATCAGATTTGGAAAAATCTAGGAACTACCACACTCAATGGTGTAAATATTGCAACCGCATTAAGTTCTTCAAATGCACCTGGTCCTGGAAACGCGTTTGCTACAATGACAGACTTGGGATCTGTTCATGCTTCTTGGGGAAATATTACAGGCACACTTTCTAATCAATCAGATCTTACAAGCGAGCTTAATAATAAATTGCCACTATCAGGTGGAACATTATACGCTGGATCTAACTACATTGGTATAATCCCACAAAGCTCACAAATATATTTTGATAATGGTGGTGCAATAACAACTTTAACTGACACTCAATTAAGTTTCCAAGATGGAACTTCATCGTATAGGGCTGATGGTGCAAGTGTTTCAGGAAATATTGAACTTAATGGTGAAACAATTAGTATTATTATTGAAGGTGGAAATGGATTTGGTGTTTGGCGTAATGCAGGAAGCGGTATTTATATTTCATCAGATTGGGTGCGTTTTCCAGACAACACTCAACAAACAACAGCCGCACTTCCGCTTACAGGTGGTAAAATGTCTGGTGCTATAAATCTTGATACAAGAGGACCAGGAGATGATGGCCCCTGGTCACAAGCTTTTATCGGTGGATTTGGTGCAACCGATAGTTTAAATGGACACAATACATTTTTTGATACTGAAGGTTTATATGTAAATGGTGCTAATGGTAAGTCTGTTATAATTTCGAATACTGAAGTAACATCAACTAATCTGCCTATTACATTTTCAAAACAAGTTGGAGAAATTGGTGTAGATGGTTATAGAAAATCTACTTTTACTCAAAATGAAAATGGTTTTGATTTAACAACTGACGCATTGATTGGCATTGATGGTTTTCAAAATCAATTAACATTAGATGTCAATGGACTTAAAATAAATTCGAGTAAGGTTTTAGACGCAAATTTTTTACAAGCACCTACTGTATCTGGACAGGTAGTAATAAATATACCTGTAGGAAATAATATTGCACCACTAAGAATGTCTGCAGGAAAGACACCAGCTTCAACTTCACCTGGAGACATTTGGATTTCTACATCTAGTATGAAATACAAAGACTCATCGAATACAGAACGTATTATCGCTGACACTAATCGAGTAAATATATTTACTGCTTATCAAACTATTCAGCAAAGCACAAGCAATCCAACTTTAACAATTAACAATTCTGGATCTGGTGCTTCATTAAAAATTACAAATACAGGAACAGGCGAGTCTTTGCGTGTTGAGGATGAAACCAGCCCAGACACAACGCCTTTTGTAATAAGTAATTCTGGACGAGTTGGAATTGGCGTTGCACCAGACGCAAGCGTAGCATTATCGGTGGACTCTAATGGTGTTAAGTTTAGCGATGCTTCTATTCAAGTAACAAAAGGGGATCGCTATAAAGCGACCTCTACAACTTCTATGGCTATAGATGGTGCTAATTCCAAAGTGTTCCAAACCCAACCAAATCTTGCATACACAAAATTTCAAAATTGCACAATATATCCAACGGCAGGAACAACCCAAGTAATGTATTGCCAGGTTAATTCCTATAATGCCACCACAGGTGCATTGGATGTTGACTCCGTAACCCATACAGGTTCAGGCACATTTGCGGATTGGGTAATTAACGTTGGTTGATAATTTAAAGTAAAACAATGTATTACATCATCACATTCCTCACAGCTCTAATTCTCGGCTTCATCGCTGGTGCTTTGTTCTTTCGTAACAATGCGCGAAAGCTTACAGATAAAGAGATGGAAGGCAAAAGACTCATTGACGCACTTAAGGGGCGATGACCTGTGCGGCTAATCCTTTTATCCATTTTATTTTTTATCGGAATGGTTGGCTGCGCGTCCGTTATCAAGGACACAGCCAAAGGATCTGTAGCTACAATCGTTGAGGACTTTGACGAATACGATTTATCGGACGCTACTGATGAAGCGCTGGCTGTAGGTAAGGCCAATGGGACTTCGTTGTTCACATACGTTGGACTAGGTTTGTTTGCAACAGGCGCTGTATCGTTTGCCTTCTTTGCGCGAGACGCTGGATTAAAGTTAATCGCCTGTGGTGCATTGGCTGGATCAGTCCCCTACATTGTCCAATCGGCTTACTTTAGTATAATTGTTAGCGGCGCACTACTCGTCGCGCTTCTTATTGCCCTATACCACCTATGGTGGAAAGTTAAACAATCCGAAAATGTCAACTCCGACAAATAACCCCGAAGATCTTGGCATTGTCATAAAAGACGGCGTAATCGCTGGAACGCTCGGCGCCGCCGCGATGGTTGCCAGGTTAATGCTCTCTACCGAACCTGTAACGTTAGGTTGGGTTTTACGTAGGGTATCAGCCGCCGCGATTACATCAATCTTTGTAGGTTGGGCATTGGCAGATCAGATTAGCAGCCAACCATTGAAATTTGCCGCGATTGGCATATCTGGTTATACAGCACCTGAGCTATTGGATTACGGACTTCGTTATCTCAAGCAAAGGGGCGAAAACGAAATCAAAAAGATTAAAAGTGAAAAAGGAAAAAAGCACAAAAGGAAGTGATAATAACCTTATCATATCCGTCATAGTAATTCTAACCATGTCTTGCTTATGTGCCGCATACACCTCTTTCATTGTTAATAAGGTATTGAGTGATCTAAACGACTCTCACGCCCTAGCTTTAATCATAACAGATAATGGCATAGTTTCAGATGACGCTAATTTGCAAAATCAGCTTTCTTCCTCTACGGCTGCCCTAAAATACTCTTACGATATATCTATTGCGATTATCGTATCTTGCTTTATGATCAGTCTGTCCTTAGCGTATCGTCAATTTAAGCTTCGTGCTTAGTCCCTACGTAGAATATACCTGAACCAACTTTCTTTGGTTCTAGGACTCCGTTGGTGACTAATGCCTTCAGGATACCTTCAGCTTCCTCGCGCTTCATGCCATGATCTCGCTCAAGCTCTTTCAGTATGTTGACGCGCGCCGTCATGGGCTTAGTCCCATAATGGTCGAATTGTGGACCAAGCTGTGTTAAGCAGAACTTAGAGCTTGTAGGCGCTACTTCCCATAGCACCTTACCTTCGGCATGTCGCAGCTTGATTGTAAGGGTAGGTTTTCCGTCGGGGTGGCGCATACCAGCTAGCTTACCGCGCTTGGTTAGGTTAAATGAGAATATGGGGTTATTCTGATCCTCGCGCCTGACGTTAATAATAGCTCTTGCCCAATTAACCAGCTCACTACTCCCTAGACCAGAATAGGCCATATCGCTGATTGTTTGCCCATCTGTGACCTCTTTGGGCTTTGGCTTACCTTCGTGGTGGGTAAATACGATAATGCACCCTGTATCCTTAAGGATTGGTTGGATTAGGTTACGGAGAAAATGACTAGCCACTTCTTGCTTGGAAAGATCACCCCCAACGTAGGATAGCAGCGGGTCGCAGAACAATACGTCCAGCCCTAGACGGACAACTATCTTTCGGCATAAATCCGCGAAATCCTTACCTGTTTTGGTTGTCTCCGTATAAAATCTTAAGTTTTCGCGCAACATTTCCTTTTCTTCGGGTTTCAACTGCATTGACGATGTGACGCCCTGATAGCTTTCAGCCATGTCACCTACGTCGCACTCGGCCTGAATAACGGCGATTTTCAAAGGTTTCTTGACAGGTATGCCAAAAAGTTCGCGTCCTATTGCCCATGAGACGGCTGTTTGCATGGTGAAGCTGGACTTACCTATCCCCGATTGACCTGTAATAAGCAACGATCCACCCCTACAAAGCCAGCGCCCATACCCGATGACATGGTTTGGGTCGTGTTGAGTGTCGTAGGTTTCTAGGAAATCCGTCTTAAGCTCATCAGGTAAGTCTTGCCCTTCCTTCCAAGCTATCCAGCTATCCCAATCGTCGGCGCCGACATTAAGCGCCAATACCTTTTGCTCATTGTCCCCTCGCATGATACCGCCCAATCTTGACCAGCGCGATGGGTTCTTGTTCTGCGGGTCGGGTTCATGATCAGACAGGAACTCATAAATCTGATTACGGCGGGCTTCCCATTGTTGCTTGTCTTGAGCTTCAACCTTAACCCAAGCATGAACTGACTTGCCACCTGAGTCTATCAAAGCTGTTATAGGCAAATTAGATTGGTGGAATATAGCTATCTGTTCCTCTTTACTCTTTTTGTCGAACTCGACGAGGACGTGGCGGTAGCTGGAGATACCTGTATCCGCGCCTGTTACATCATCTTCCTTGTAAGGATTGATACGAACCCAAGCGCCTTGCTCGGTATCGTCGAATTTCTTGTGCTTAGCGCCTGGACAGAAAAACTTAGTTATCCATTCCGATCTTGTGATAAATATACCTTTTGAAGCTGGATAGAACCTACCATCTTCGGACTGACCAGCTTCGTTGGTGATACAAACGATTTCTTCATCTTTGAAAGCCGCTAATAGTAAGTCAGCCGTAGTTAATGGAATAGATCCGAAAGCTATCTCGGCTACGCGCTTAGGGTCGAACATCATACGACCATTAGAACCTAATACCTTGCTGTTACCTAGTAACCAACCTTTAGGTCTTTCGTGTGGTTTAACATACGCGTCGTTAAGCTTGTGACGCAAATCTTTCTCACTCCATTGAGGACTACAATGGCTTACGTTCCACTCATTCAGTAAATTCCAAGCTTCGTCGTATGGTAAATCAAAACCATTCGCGAGAATAGAAGCTGCTCTATACGTTGCTGGGTGTCCACCAGCGCCTGAGATAGCAGACGGAAGTTTGGCAAGGTAAGCTCTCGCCCCTTTGATACGATCTTGTGTTGTCATTTTGTGGCTTCAAATGTTTATTTAAGAAAAACTCCCCATTGTAAAGCCATAGCTTCAGCAATTCCTTTAAAAGTTTTACTATAATTTTTTGAACCATTTACAGCACCACTTTTATAACTTTGACCCCTAGAAACTCCACCTGTATTTGAAGGCAAATACGGCCTGTATTCTGTTAAAATATTTGTAGGTTTCAAATTTGGTAAATTCTTTAACCATAATAAAGTTTTCTTACTGTAAGGATCTCCAAATTGATAAGGTTGTATAATGCAAGATGGTTCTGGCATTTGAACTACTTTCAAAGGAAATGGGTTTTCTATCGCTATATATTTTATAGGTGCTTCATAGAGTTTCATAAAAAACTCTTTAGCCATCATCGCTTTATTATATCTGTCTTGATTTAATACTCCAGCTGGTTGGAACATCCATCTTGCGCCAGCTTTGCTTAAATAGGTGCAAGGTGGGTGAGCAATCATCATGCTATATTTTCCACTATAAGCTTCTATCAATGCGTCTCCTGAAATATGCCATTCTGGGTGTCCTCCGCTACACTCTTGAATGTCACAACTATATGCTTCGTATCCTAATTTTCTAAATGCTTTGCATACAGCTTGGCTTTCTTCACAAGCAATTAAAATTTTGTTTTTTGTTTTTGTCATGGCTGTTAAATTTTATTTATAACGAACTCCGAAAGCGTCTTTGGCAAATAAACCTAATATATTATAATCAACCCATTCTATCGAGTCCTCGACCGATAGATCGTATTCTTTCATTGTTATTAAAACTAATTTGTCAAAAGAATAAATAAGCTTCCCAGATTTCAATTTCCTAACGATAGCTTTATCGTATGACTTTCTAGGTTCAATTCTTATAAATTTCTTTTTCATTTTATTTCTTTGTAGTATTTTATGTGTCTTATTTTTCCATTAACAAACTTCCTTAGTTTGATAACTTCTATTAGTTTATTCTTAACACCCACATCAAGAAAATTACGCGTTCTGGTTCGGCTATATCCCCACATCTTTATCCAGCCATTAACTTCGTAATACCCTTCGGGCGTTGGATCTTCAACCCCAAGACTAGATTGAATAATCCTATCTAAGAGTTTTTGAGCTTCCGATTTATTTACGCTATCTTCCATTGTTCAGATCCGTCATGGATATAAAGGGTTGGGTAAAGTTTGTCATCGGTGTATTCACCATACACAAAACCTTGCGACCAAGCCAATGTTGATCTGCGCGTATTGGCGTATTCCATAGCACCGCGCTTGGTTAATGTTCCGACGCTGATACCAAGCGGCGCGTCTATTCTTCGTCCTACCTGTTGGCTGGCTTTATGCGTATGCGCGAAAATAACGTTGCCGTAGATTTCTGCCATGTCCCGCGCGCTGTTCTCATTGTAAATAGTCCCATGAGTAAAAGTATAATTAGCCAGCTTGAAAACTTGCCATACGCCTGTATATGGAATGAGCAAAGCATGAAGCTTTAGGCAAGCCGTTTCGATTTCTTCAATGGCCTTTTCAGCTGCAAACGCCTTGATCTCATTTGATGAGTGTCTATCGCGCCAAAGTCTGTATTCATGATTGCCGCACAAAACCACATTGGGTTTATATCTTTTCAAGAACTCAATCCCGCCGTCTAGGTCGGCTTGTATCGGATCTCCATCGCCGCCACCGCTTCCCATGAACGGAGACATATCCGTAAAATCGCCTAAGTGAATTGTTGTATCAGGTTTGAAATCGTCCTTAAACCTTAATACGGCTTCTAAAGCTTTAGTGTCGGCATAGATACCATGTGAACAACCTACCGCCATAAATCGTTTATACTTACTTATTTGGGTTATTTGTTTCATTCTTTGTAGCCGATTGTCTAAGGTTATTGTAAAAGGTTTCTCTTGTTCGTTTAATCATGATTGGCTTGATAACCTTATGGATCTCAACAGCCGACTCCATTGTAAGGGTTACACAACACCATTTGTTAGTTTTAGCTACTGATATGGCGCGTCCAAGCTCGGCTAGACCTGTTTTCTTTCTTACGTATGCCATATTAGTAATCTTTGGTTTCCTTCAAAATGGCGATCTCTAACTTCAATTTCTCAATCTGCTCGTTCTGAGATTTGATAATGTTGTATAAATGGTCTATGTTAAGATACATTTGATCTATAGCCATATTTGCAACATATAATGGTATTTGTTTATTTGTTTCCATAGTTTATTCAAAAATCTTTCTATACCTTGCGTTCTTATTAACTCTCCAATCAGAACCTATCGCATGGCTAGCTTGGTCGAATGTATATTGGTTAGCGTTTTGATGACCAAATTGGCGTAGCTTGCGAACCTGGCGCGCGGTAGCCAATCCTAGTCTTTGACGTGCCAATAGTTTGTCTATCAAATAAACAGCTTGGCAAGCGGTGATTTCTTCAGGTGCATAAACTTGTAATCGCTCTAAAAGATTGCGCTGGCTGATTGTAGCGGGCTTATCATCAACAATAGGTGGTAAGACATACCCGAACATTGTAACAGCCGTAGAAAGGTCAATTAACCCTCTTTCCTTAGCTTCTGCGGCAGCTTCTAGTTTCTCCATAGCTTTCAGGCGCTTAATCAAACGTTCTTCGGCTTTGGAGTCTTGAATTTCGGCTTCGTTCAATGGGTCACTTAATCCAACTTGCGGCTGACAAACAGCTTCTTCATGCGTTGTAAATACGTCGGCTGGCTGAAGGGTATGCGTTCCTGATACCCATAACGGATCTAAGATAAGGCAATCGGTCTTGCCTGGCGCTGTTCTAAGTCCGCGCCCAATCATTTGCGACCATAGCGATCTGGATTTGGTTTCCCTAAGTAAAACAACACAATCTATTTCGGGGCAATCAAAGCCCTCAGTAAATAACGAAACGTTGCAAAGGAAATCAATCTCGCCGCGCTTAAATTGGTCAACAGTCATCTCTCGGAATTTAGTAGAAGTTCCGTCTAGGTGCGCGGATCTAATTCCTTTTTCCCTCAACAAAGCATTAAACTTAGAAGAAGTTTCTACGTTAGGAAGAAATACGATCGCGCGCTTACGATTGTAGCGATAAAACTCATCAATGACGTTAGACGCCGTATTACTCAACGCGTCATCATAAGCTTCTAAAATGTTATCACAAACCTTTACGGACAGCTTTTGAGCTAATGGCTTGACCAGATAGCCCTTGTTAATCAGGTCGCGTATAAGGATAGAATAGACATTGGTAAATCCAACTGACTCCAACTTAACCCTATCCAACCTATCAGGCGTAGCCGTAATAGCTACGGCTTGCCCCTTAAAGTGTTCTTGGACGTTCTTCCAAGAATTAGCTACGGCATGATGAGCTTCGTCAAATATGCAAAGCGCCGTATCTTTATGTTCAGCTTCGTAGGATCTTTGGAATACGCTGAACGCTTTGCCATTGATACCAAAGCTATCCATTGTAGCTTGAGCTTGGTCTAGAAGCTCAGCGCGGTGTGCAAAAAAATAGCAAGGCAAGTTATGTTTATCTTGCCACCGCTTCATAATCGCCGCCGCCATGACAGTCTTGCCAGCGCCTGTCGGCGCCACAAGTAATGGGTTCACTTGTTTTGAGAGAGCGTCAAGACAAG